GATTAAAATAACCACCCCAAGTTCCCTAATTACTATCTTGGTTAAAAAATATTTAATATCTTGAGGTGGTATAAGTTTACTATTTGCCTTTAGGCGTTATAGGTACAATAGGTTTTTTGTTATCCTTGTTAAGCCATTTTAGAATGTCATCTGCTCTTTGGAACAATGCATTATCCATTCCTTGACTTAAAGCTACCCATAGAGCAAACTGCTCATTGTTCATTGTTGGTTGGTTCATATTATTTCTTTAGTGAGATTTTAAATGTGGTTGTGCTATACTTAGGAGCTGGATAAATCATCTCTCCAGTCTCTGGGTCAACCAATGGGTCTTTAATTGTCTTTAGCAATGACTCTCTTTCTTTTTGCTTAAACTTAATAGCTTCTAATTCTTGGTTCATTTTAAGCCAAGTATAGTCGCCATCATAAGCATACTTTACGCCAGATTCAAACTTACTTACTTCTGCTCCTAAGACCTCTGCTTTGCCTTGTGGATGAGAGGAAAGAATATCTACCACATCTTCCTTTAAATCGGCTCTAATGCCATCTAAAAGCTGAATGATAGCCTCTGCTTTAACAAGCATCTCAAGTGGATTGTCTCCAGTCTCTCTAAAATGCTGTACGATAGTTTGTTTTAGCAACTCAATGCTAAACTTTGATGGTTCGATAGAACTCAGTTCTACTTTTGGTAATAATTCTAAACTCATAGTTTTATTTTTTGGTTAGGTTTTCTTTTTTCATAGACAATAACTTCTTTAACATTTCGTTACTATCAAATAATTGCTTATATCCAAAGTACAAATCTGTTAGTTGCTTTACTTTAGTGCACTTAGCAATCTCCATCTTGATAGCATCAATATCTATCTCTTCTTCTTCTACTATTTCTGCTACAACTTCTTGTACTGTTTGAGAAGGTTTTTTAGGAGTTTCTACTGCAAAGTCCATTTCCTCTGCTGGTGTAGCTTCGAATCCTGCAGCTTTCATCAACCATGCAAGTAAGTTACGATACGCCTTACCGATTGCTCTTGTTTGTGCCATTGATAAGATAGCATACTCATCAAATCTCTTTTTGCTATGCTCAAAGTTGCTACAGATTGCTACTCCAGTAGCTACTAACTGTCCAGTATTAATATTTCGTACTTCGCACTTAGCCATGTACTTAATTTCTACTTGACCAGGTTCTGTGCCTCTTCGAGTTAAGTCCGTAGTTTCTGTGATAATCGGCATTAACCCTAAAGAAGCTCCAGCGAATTGCCATCCTTCAACATTAACGAATTGCTTTCCTTGAATGTTGCTTGACAATCCTTTTTCTTTGATAAGTTTCGCTAAATCTTTAGATAAGTTTAGCATTGAATCCGAGTTGATTAAATCAAACCTCGGTTGATTAGTTAGTTCTGTGCTCATAATTTAGTTTTTTGGTTGTGTTAATTGATTGGTTAAAATAGGATGCTTCTACTATTGGGTTGTGTTCCCAATAGTTTACTAATCTACTGATTAGGTTGTAAGACTCTTGGCTGTAGTTAATCTCATGTAGAATCTTAGCTACAAATAGTTTTTTGTCTTGTTCTGAAAGTTGGTGAAATGTAGAATACATAGTGTTTGTTTTTATTTGTCTGAATATAATTTAGGTACCTTAATCTTCTTTCTTACTTCTTGATATTTCTCCATGTAATATGGCACTACTTCAACATCGTTTGCAAAAGTGTTTATGCCATGTAAAACTGTAGTCCTATCTCTTTTAAAGTAAGGAGCTATTTGTGCAGATTTTTGTTTATAGTGAACATGAAGGATATAAAAGCACATATTTCGTGCAAGAACATTGTCTCTATATCTACCTTTATTTGTAACCATAATAGGCCTTATTTTAAAAACATTAGCCGCATGATTAATTACATTGTCTACTATTGCCTTATCTACCTCATAGTTTTTTGGTTTTAGTAAAGACTTGCGTGTCATTCTAAATTTCGCTATAGTCATTGATTTGGTTTTTTAGTGCTTTTAACTTGTTGGCATAGTAAGTTTTTACTATCTCAACTGTCTCGTAATCGTGCTTCTCTAATCTTGTCTTTAATAGGTATGGTGAAAGTCCAGTGATAGCACAGATTTTTTTCATGTCTCCATGTCTAAGCATTGCTCTATAATCCGTTACTTGAATCATCTTGTAGTTGGTTGTTTTGGTTAATTAATACTTGTCCTGCTTCTGTTAATGGTCTACAGAATAATGTGAACTCCTTGTCTCCATCTTGGAATGTTACAGTTGTTTCTTCTGTATTAGCAAGTACTAATCTTATAGCTGGTTCCTGGCCATCTATCTTTTCGTTAGTTGCTGCGAATACTTGTGGCTCGTTATCGCCAAACTTAAAGCACCACTCACAAGGGAAAATAGGTGTTAATTCTCTTTCTACTAATTCTACTTCTTGGTTGTCCATGTTTATTTGTTTTTGTTATAAATTTTTAAGTGTCTGTCTATTCCTTGTACTGCTGCATCAAGTGAGGCGTAATAGCTATGTCTCCAGTAAAACCATTTACCATTTAGTATCATATTATCCCATTTGATAATCATGCCTTTGTAGGTGTATTGTTTTGAGATTCTGCCGTTGCTGTTTACATATGTAAACTCTTCTTTGATGCCTTTCTTCTTTTGTTCAAGGGATAGTTTTTGATTCATTTCTTTAGTTTGATGGGATTAGTACCTCGAACAATACTTTCTCTTGGCTCTTAGGTTGTCCTTTAATCATATTGCTGTATATTGAATACGCCTTATCATAATCTTTGGACATTGACCCAGAGACAATCATTCCGTCTTGTCTGGTAAAATAAAAAGTTTCGTTAAGTAAAAAGTCAAGTTCTTCGATAAATTGTAGGTTTTTCATGTTATGGGTTTTTTGGTGTTGTTGTTGTTTCTTCGTTTTCTTCTTCTTCATCTTCCCAGTCGCAGTACTCTAAGCACTCTGGACATAGGTTAATTTCTGGGTAGTTGGTGTGTGCTCCACAGCAAGTAGAAAATGGCATATCTAAGGTTTTTTGGTGTTTAGTTTAGATAATCTGCTAAAATAAGTTTTTGGGTCTCCTATTTTAGCTTTGCTCATGTTACTTTCATACTCCAATGGATGTATGCAGTTTTTTGTCTCGTGATTGTAGTAGGCTTGTTCGCCTTTGTCAATGTATATGCCAGTTATGGCACATTTCATTGGATGGGTTAAGGTAATTAATTGGTGCATTTGTTTTTGTTTTGGTTTGGTAAAATTATATATTATTTGTGATAATTTAATTTATTTTAGTTAAATTATTGTTAAAGCGCAAAAGATTTTTGCCTATGAAAGATTTTTGTCATGGATTTTTAGCAGGTTTTTGGGGAGTTTTTGGATAGGGTTTTTGGCAGATTTTTGGCTACAAAAGATTTTTGGCGGTGCTGGATTTTTGGCACTCATTAGTGTATTATATAGCACATTTAGTCAGCTTTTACCGATATGCAAGGGCAAAGCATAGCTAAAATGCTATTAAAGGCACTTTATAGGCTTAAATTTCGCTTATCTTATTAGGATAGTATAAAGATACCAACCGCAAAGAAAGTGGCTAAAAACGTCTTATTTTGCTAAATATTCCGCCTCTTTAATTTGGGCTATCCTTTCGGCTAACTTGTCGGTATTATAAGATTGAAACGCAATACCTCCGCCATATTGTTTGTTATGGAACTTTCGGCCACCTAATTGACGGCCTAAATAAAGAGCCCTTTCGAATGTGTCCGCCATTTGTAGGTAATGCACAACATATCGGGGGTTCCCGTTTGTGTCGTTGTTAATACGTGTAAACATGTTTAAAATTTTGGTTTATACGGGTAAGCGGGGGGACTTACTCCGTTTCGCTGAATTTAACAGCTCATCAGTAAACCCTACAAAACAGCCACAATATTTTTTATTTCGGTCATGGGTATATTATGACAGCCAACGGAAACAATTTCGCCCTCTACTCCGTTAAATGTGTATTTATCCACGTGCTGACCTTTTATAAGCTCATTATTAATTAAGCGTTGATAAGCTGACAAAAACAAATCTTTTGACATTTTTACGCCTCCGCTTGTTTCAATATTTGACGTTTCTTTATTGTATCTCAAAAGATAGTGCCCCAAATTTGCATAGATTGACGATATTTTAAACTGACGAAAAGCCTCAATTTTTTCCTTTGCGTCAATTATTGCCTTTGCCTCCGCTTTCTTTTTGTTCTCGTCTTGTTTTATTTGCCATTGCTTAAACTCTTTTGACTCTTGATATTCAAAAAGCCAATTATTAATTTCAGCGTATTTATTTTGCAATGTTGGATAGTCCCACAATAATTGAGCTAAATCAAAAAATTTTACATATTTATTAAATACGTCAATAGCTGTTTTTGTTTGACTTATATAGCCATTTTTTAATTTGGTTGCATATATTGTCTTTTGTTGGCTACCCTTTGCGTATTCTAAATAACTTTTTAAGTTCTCTAAATGTGCGTTTGTTGAGTTCTCAATATCATTGAAAAAACTTTGTACCTTAAAAAATTGAACATTTGCTGGTATTGAACGCCAAACCAGTGCTTGTTGTTTGCTTGTTGAGTTTGAATAGTGCCTATCGTTAAAAAATACGCACTTTTGCCCGTCTTTATTGGTTACATGTTGAGCCAATTTAAAATGATAGCCATACGAATAGATACTATCATGTTCAAAAAACATATTTGAGCCCTTGCCATGTGTTTGAGTTTGGTTCGCCCAAACGTGTGTAAGTTCGCTGTTGTTAAATTTTGTTTTCATTGTGTTTATGTTTTGTAGTGTTTAAATAGATTGTTTTTATAATTCCTCCCCATTTGTTAAGAACATGATTGTCTCAAGTATCTTATTAGTATCCATATCGAACAAATCCTCCTCAACCTCATATATTACCTCCTCATCGCTATCTCTGTCATATCGATACAATAAATGTATCTTATTTAAATTCTCGCCATTTGCATCTAATTGAGTTAAAAAATCAAATAGCTTTTTTGCTGTTAATGGTTGCTTTTTCATTTTGTTTATGTTTAATTTATTCTTATTAATGTGTTGCCCTCATCGTTTGTAATATCCATAGACTCTGTCTCTCTTAAACTATCGTAATTATATACAAAATCGTTAAGATTTTCAAATAGTTCCCCACTATTGTACATCTCGATAGCTAACTGGTCGGCTTCCTCTTGCGTTGTCGCTTCAATGAATTTTATACTACTTGTCCAGATTGTGCAAAGCTGGTCAATTTGCACTCTAAATTCCTTTGGTTGTGTTGTTGTGTTTGTCATGTTTGTAGGTTTTATTTGTTTATTACTCGATATTGAGAATACTTAAAAAATTGAGCTAATCTTTGGGCTTCGTCTTTATCAAAGAATTGCAAAGCCTTTTTTTTATCAGTTGTTATATGCTCAACATAAGTATTAATAGCCCCGTTTTTAGGGTTATTTATAGTTATATTTTCATGATATGCAATTTCAAAGGCTCCGTTTACTTTTGTTTTTATTTTTATTATGTACATGATTTTAAGTTTTATTTTTTGTAATTGGTTAGCTCTTGCCATATTGTTAACGCAAGGGTATAAACTAAGATACCGCCAATGAATAGAGCTATGAGCTCAAAGAGTGTAACGTGTGTCATGTTATTTAATTTTAGTTAATAAATAGTCAGTTAATAATTTAGCCATATTGCCTAAGATTAGAACGAATAAGACTAATTGAAACAATAAAAGAAAGTTTGATAAGTGTTGCATAGTGTTTGGTTTTATTGATTAGATAGATTTATTTAACTTTTGATCAAAGATTGGTTGAAACGTGTCACGATCGTTTTTGTTCATTGCATAGATTACGTCATTATATTGGTAATATTCATTACCTCCCTTTGTACCAAATGCGTCATATTCGGGAGCTCCATAACCGAAAGTGTAAAAGTTAATTACCTTTCTTTTACGTTGTAATTCAGCCCTTGACATTGTGTTAAAGTTTTGTTTTGTCTTTGTCATTTTGTAGTGTTTTGGTTAAATGATAGAGCTAAGATAATACCTAAATATTAAATAACCTAAAAAAATATAAAATATTATTAAATTATTTTCAGTCTATATTTAGACCAATGGTAAACTTTCTTTACTATCCTTAATTGGTCGGTATGTAGTTTATAATGTATATACTTTATAAACTATATACATTGTATTATTAATTATATAATATATTATATAAGATATATTGTATTATAAAATAAATAATGTATATTATATTATATGCGGACTACTTTACCAAAGTGTGTAGCTATTAATTATCGGTGTGTGTGTTATGTTCCGTAAATGAGACACGAACTAATTGTATTCATAAATAAAGTAAATAACCTATCCCAATTAGCTACCTATTTAACATAATACTAATTATAAGACAATTCGACTACTGAATATCAATGTGTTATATATGTTAATTTATACCACTATACCCCCTACCCCTTTTATTCGTGTAATCAATGTTACAACGCTGATGTGCCCTTCATATTTTTGATATAAAACATTGTTTTCACCAATTTTAACTTTTGTATTGTTGTTTTGGTATAATAGTTGTAGCTTTGACTTCTATGAAAGATACTTGTGCAAAGAGAAACTATAAGTGCAAATGTGGTGTTGTCCAGGATGAGTATGTTTGGAGCAGTCAGATTAGGGAGGTGCAGTTTGAGTGTAGGAAGTGTGGTAACTGGCTTGGGTTTAACAACATCAAGGTAGATAAGGTAGTGAGTATTGTGTCTATTAGAACGCCAACCAAAAACCGATAATATGAACGCAGAGTTTAAGGACATAACGAAAGAAGCATTTATCATTGCTTATAGGGAGAATTTTGGAAATATTACCATAGCTTGTCAAGCGTGTGGGATTAGTAGGACTATGTATCAGAATTGGATGAAGAATGATATGGAGTTTAAAAAGGCTTTGGCTGAAATAGAGCCAGAAGAGATTATGTTGGATTGGGGGGAGCACAAGTTGATGGAGAGGATTACTAAGGGTGATACTTTGGCCACCATGTTCTTGCTAAAAACCAAGGGTAAGAGAAGAGGGTACATCGAAAAGACTGAGGTGGCTCATGAAGGAGATGTGGTGAAGCAGATTACGGTAAACGTAGTGAAGCCATCAGAATTACCTAACTTGCAGAAACAACTTGATGGAGATGAGAATATAATAAACTTCGATACTCAGAAAGATAACAGCTTTACTGTTCCAGCCACATTGGCTTCCGAGATACCAGAGATTCCATTATATGACCATAGCAAGGGTGAGTTGTTAGATATGAACGACCAAGATGAGTTCGAGGAGTAAAGTTTTCTATTGGTAAACTTAATATGTGTCAAAAAACGCCATTTCTGACTTATGTTAGGGGCCTACCCTCTATAAAACCAAAAAG